AATCCTCAATACAAACAACCAGTCAAACAAACAACCAAAGGAGGTTTATAAATGGCAACTTGGTTAAACTTATTTAAGAACGATAAGAAAACAGAAACAGACAATCAACCACTATACAGAAATGTAAAAGTGGTGTTTGAAAATGATGTTAATCTGACAGCAGGTATTCCATATGAAGTAGCATTATGGAAGAAAGACCAGACTAACAGTGGTAAACCTACTGATATGGTTTCAATCAAAATTGAACCTAATACATTCTTAATTGATAAAGGTGAAATAAGCACAGACGACAGTGAACAAGCACCGTTCTAATATTATTAAGGATAAGAAATATATGCAGTGGGTGTGTGAAAACCACCCCTGCTATATCTGTAATCTAGAAGGACGTTTAAATTTTTACCAGATACAATTTCATCACTTACAAGGTAAGTACCGAGTAGGTGCGATGATTAGAGATGATAGTGTAGGCATACCATTATGTTTTACCTGTCATTCTATATTTCATCAAAGAGGTGAAAGATTATACTGGGAAGAAATAGGTGTTGACCCAAAGGTTTACGCTGACGAATTATACGAGGAGTACAATGACACAAAAAAAACTAATACTAAAACACTTAGAGAATAACAGAGGCATCACATTACTAGATGCTATTATGAAATATGGTTGCCTAAACCTATCAGCAAGAATTACTGAATTAAGGAACGAAGGTTATTATATTGAAACTATCTATCGTAAAGATATAGACCTAGATAAAACGATTGCTGAATATAGATTAGGAGGTTCAGATGCTAGATAAATCTAATTTTGAAAAATGGGATTTACTCCCAATGTCCCCCAGTAAATTACGAGGTTTCACGACCTATACGGGACAGTTTATTGTTGAGAAGATATACAAAAGATTAGGTACATCTTCACCACCTGCAATGGCAGGAAATACAGTTGAACCGATGTTAATGGATTACCTAGAAGGTAAAGAAGTTGATATAGATAAACATTTAAGTAATTTTAAAATTGATACTTTAGACCACCCTATAAGAGAAGATGTAGAAAAGTATCTTGGATTAATTCCTAAGATGTTTGAACAATCCAAAGCATTTAAAGAAGTAGTTGCTGATAAAGAATTACATTCTTATCAAGAGGAACTATTTACTGAAGTGCTAGGAATACCATTTAGAGGATTTAGTGATTTTATTTACAAGAAAGATAACAAACTTTTTATGTATGACTTAAAGACTAAAGGCAGAATGGCAATTAATCACTATGATAAATTACAACAGTGGTTTTATCGTAAGGCATTACAAGAAACATATAATGTAGAAGTTGAATGCCATTTATTTATTGTCACCCCAAGCAAATCACATCTTGAACCAATAGAATTTCCAGATGAATTTGAGATTGAGATTAACAATGGTCTAAAAAGTCTGAACCGAGTATTAGAAATATGCAAAGAACCAAAAGACTTTGCTTTTCTTTACCAACCTAATGTTGATGACTTTTTCTGGCGTACGAAGCACCTTGCTTTAGCTAGGAAAGATATTTGGGGAATTTAATGTTTAATAAAAACTATACTCACGATTTAAAATTTGGCGAGATGAAGGAAAAAGAATTAGCTGATATTTTATTAAATCAAAAAATAGAAGTTAAGACTGACAGGAAATGGAAAGAAACAGGAAATATAGCTGTTGAATTTATGTCCAGAGGTAAGAAGTCTGGCATATCCATTACTGAAGCAAAATATTGGGCATTCATCTTAGATAATGACAGTAAAGTAGAAGGTATAATTATCCTGCCGATTGATAGTTTAAAACAGTTATCAAGAGAATATTATTCTCAAGGTAAAATTACAAAAGGCGGTGATGATAATACATCTGATATGGTTCTTATTCCTTTAAATGAAATATGGAAAAGTCAAAAGGACTAATTTCAGAAAAGGAAAAGGAACTTTATCATTGTGTGACTTGCAAAAGATTACACATTCAATATATGATGATACAACTTTGTAATACTTACAAAATCAAAGAATGTATTAAGTGCTATAACAGGAAGGAAAAAAATGGCAGACAAAATGATATTCGTGCAATATTGCCCGAATGATATGTGGACTGGGTGTTCAACACTTACAGGCAAAAGCGAACTAGCGTACAGAAGAATAATTGAATTAATCTATATCAACAGCAATCAGTTAGTAGATGATGAAGTCATCTGGGAACAGGCGACTAGACCTTTCTATGATGATATTGAAAAGATTAAATCAGAACTAATTAAAAAACGTAAAATCTACTTAGAAGATGGATTTATACGCAATAAAAGATGTGACTTAGAGATAGAAAAGGCAAAAGATAAGCATTTAAAGGCAAAACAATCTGCTGAAGCAAGATGGGGTAATGCGAACGCATCTGAAACGCATATGCGAACGCATAGCGAACGCAATGCTAACACACTAACACACAAACACACTAACACACTAACCAATAACCATAAATCAAATATATATACGGAGGAATTTGATACTTTCTGGCGAAAGTATGTTTTAGATTATTCTGATAAGCGTTCCACAAAGTGGGATAGTTTCCAACAATGGAAAAAACTAGATGATAGTCAAAGAAAGTCTTTAGGGGATAGGTACGTTACTTATAGAAACCAAAAAGGCGATTATTACAAGGCACTGGAACGATTCTTGAGCAAGAAAATATATTTAGAAATAGAACCAGAAAAAATCCCCACTAAAGAGGACTTTAAAGAATGGCAATTTAAAAATGATGTTGATATGCGAAAGAAGGGATTAAAAACTATGAGGTGGTCGGTGGATTATATTGAAAAGTTAGATAAAGCTATCGCTGACGGGACATAAAATGGATTTTTGCCCACTCCCTATCTTGTTCTCTAAATTCTACTTCTACAAACTTGTCAATGCCTTTAGGAGCATTATCAAACTTGAACAAGTTAAGAAAAAAACCGATAGATTTGTTAGTAATATGGTAAACATTCATTGTTGCAATATACGAATGAAAATCTATTTTAGAATTACCAATATAGGAAATCTGTTATGTCACAACCACAAAGCTATATAATCGTAGATAATGAAGATGGTACGTTTACTGCCTATGTTAATTTTGGCGTTTATGCTGATAAAGAAGAAGCAGAACGTAGTCTTGATTTAGCGATGCAGATGCTAGGTTTAAAGATAACAACAGAACCAACAGTACACTAATGCAAATATATCAACGTCCCCTTACTGACATTAAACCGTATGAAAAAAATCCAAGAAAAAAACACAATATTGAAAAAGTAATGAAATCTATTCAAGACTTTGGTTTTCAGCAACCTATAGTCGTAGATAGAGCAGGAACAATCATTGTAGGACATAGCAGGTATTTAGCATCTCAAGAATTAGGATTAGAAACAGTACCAGTAGTAATTGCTGATTTAAGTCCAGAGAAAGCAAAAGCATATAGAATAGCTGATAATAAAACTAATGAAGGTAGTGAATGGGATTTTAATTTACTGAATAAAGAATTTACTGAATTACTAGATATTAACTTTGATTTGGAGGGTACAGGATTTGACGCTAAAGAACTTGAAGATTTCTTTACATTTGATAAAGAAGAAGAAGCACAAAAGGTCAAGTCGGAAAAACTTTGTCCAAATTGTGGAACAAAATTGAAGTAGGGTACAACCTACACAAAAAGAGGGTATGAAATGTCTAGACCAAAAAAGTATGAAATCAGTGGGGAAGTGGTGAGAAAACTGGCACAACTTGGTTCAACTAATGTTGAGATAGCTGATTACTTTGGTTGTGATGAAAGTTTAATTAGAAAATCTTATTCCGAATATCTTAAGTTAGGCAGAGCAGAACAAAAACTGCGTTTAAGAGAATTACAATGGCAGTCTGCACAAAAAGGTTCTGTCCCTATGCAAATCTGGTTAGGTCGTAATATGTTAAATCAATCTGAGAATGGTGCTGTATCTGGTGATGATGAAGTATTGCCATTTACTGTTGAATAGTGCCACTTAGTAAACCACAAAGACAAGTATTAGACTGCGATAAAAGATTTAGAGTATTAATTACTGGAAGAAGATTTGGTAAAACATTTTTAGCTGTCACTGAATTAGCAAAGTTTAGTCGTTATCCTAAAAAGAAAGTTTGGTATGTTGCACCAACTTATAGAATGGCTAAAGACATTGTGTGGTTTGAATTAGTAGATAAATTGACCAAACATAAATGGATTAAGAAAACAAACAATTCAGATTTATCTATAACACTGCGTAATGGTAGCCAAATATCACTAAGAGGTGCAGACAATGAAAATTCATTAAGAGGTGTTGGATTAGATTTTCTAGTAATGGACGAATTTGCTGATGTAAAAGAACACGCTTGGTATGAAGTGTTAAGACCTACATTATCCGATAAGAATGGTTCAGCATTATTCTGTGGCACACCTAGAGGATATGGAAACTGGAGTTATAACCTATTTAGTAAACAGAATGACCAGTGGGCATCATTTCAATTTACAACATTAGAAGGTGGCAATGTATCTGCTAATGAAATTGAACAGGCAAAAGCAGACCTAGATGAACGTACATTCCAACAGGAATATATGGCATCATTTGTCAATTATGCAGGACAGATTTATTACAACTTTGATAGGAAAGAAAACGTCATAGATACATATGAACCTAAGACTAGTGAAATACATATAGGAATGGATTTCAACATATCGCCAATGACAGGTGTTATTACAGAGATACAAGGTAATAATATCTATGTTTATGATGAGATAATATTATATTCATCTAACACTGATGAAATGGTGCAAGAAATAAAAAACAGATATTCTGGTAAACACATCTTTGTTTATCCAGACCCTGCTAGTAAACAACGTAAGACATCAGCAGGTGGTGTGACTGATTTAGCGATACTAAAGAATGCAGGTTTTAATATGCGAGTAAGGAACGCACACCCACTTGTTAGAGATAGAATAAACGCAGTGAATACCAAGCTGAAGAATGCTAATGGTAAACGCACATTATTTATTGCCAAGAACTGTAAAACTATGTTAAAAGCAATAGAACGACAAATATACAAAGAAGGAACAAGTGTGCCAGAAAAAGGTGATTATGACCACAGCAACGATGCTCTAGGATATTTAGTAGAGTATTTGTTTCCTGTTAGACGTGATTTCACCCCATCTGCACCACAAAGATTTAGTTAATGGCAACATACGATAGACAATTTTTAACAGAACTACACCCAGACTACGAAAGAAAGATGAATGATTGGAACTTTCATTATCGTTCTTACTTGGGTGGACAGGATTATGAAAACGGATATTTCCTTCACCGATATATATTAGAAACAGAAGAAGAATATTTAAAGCGTTCAGAATTTACTCCCTTAGATAACCATTGTAGGAATGTCGTTCAAATCTATTCCTCATTCTTATTCAGAGTACCACCTACAAGAGATTTTGGTTCATTAACAGGCGACCCACAACTAGAAGCATTTTTAATGGACGCAGACTTTGATGGTAGGCAATACAACAACCTTATTAGAGAAGCACAAGTCAATGCTTCAATCTATGGTACTTGTTGGCTAATCGTAGATAAACCTTTATCCAATGCTAAGACTAGAGCAGAAGAACTATCACAAGATATTAGACCATACATTTCAATTTATACTCCAGAGAATGTCACGAACTGGAAATATGAAAGAGCATCAAACGGAAGATATTATTTAACATCATTAACAGTCGTAGAAGAAATGATGGGTAAAGATGCCATTGTGAAAGTTTGGTCAATGGAAGATATTACGACATACAAAGTGGAAGATTTTACGATTGGTTATGCTACTAAGAAACCAACCAAGATTGACGAACAACCAAACGCACTAGGCAAAATTCCTGCTGTGTGTCTATACAATCAAAGAACATCTATTAAAGGAATTGGCATTAGTGATTTATCTGATGTATCTGAATTACAAAAATCTATTTACAATGATTACTCTGAGATTGAACAGTTAATCAGATTATCCAACCACCCAAGTTTAGTTAAGACACCTAACGTAGAAGCATCAGCAGGTGCAGGTTCTATTATTGAAATGCCAGAAGATTTGTCAGCAGATTTAAAACCATATATCATTCAACCTTCATCACAGTCTTTAGAAAGTATTATGAAAACAATCAATATGAAAGTTAATGCCATTGATAGAATTACACATATGGGAGCAGTCAGAGGAACAGAAAAAACTGTTAATTCTGGAATTGCACTACAAACAGAATTTCAATTATTAAATGCAAGATTATCTGAAAAAGCTGATTACTTACAGAATACTGAAGAACAGATATTTGATTTATATGCGAACTGGCAAGGCACAACATTTGACGGTGAAATAATCTATCCAGATAGTTTTGACCTAAGAGATTACGCTAGTGATTTACAATTTTTACAACAAGCAAAAGCATCTGGTGTTCAATCCGATACATTTGCAAAAGAAGTAGATAAACAAATTGCTAGAGCAGTTGTTGATGATGATGAAAAGATTGCAGACATAGACGCAGAGATAGAAGCAAAACCTAGACCGATTGGTCAGTTCACAACTACATTACCAACAGAGGAAGTATAAATGGGATTTCAAATATCTAATGTTAGAGAACAATTAAACTTTCCTTTTGGATTAGCAGTTCAAAAAGGATTGGTAGAAGATTTTACAGGTGTTGGAATGTTTGGATATAATGATGCTGTAGGAAGTTCATTTGAAACTATTTGGACTGGTGGCGGAATATACTCTTATCCTAGTTCACCATTAAGTGCTACAGTAACAAGTTCTGATACTGTTTCAGATAATGGGGGAACAGTAGAATTAGTTGGATTAGATGCTGATTATAATCAACAAACTGTGACAGCTATTATTGGTGGAAGTGCAACAACAGAAACTTGGTCAAGAATATTCTCTGCAAGATTAAAAACTGCAACAACAGGGACTGCTAATGTCGGTGTTATTACAGTATCAGTTGATGGAACTTCAGTTGCTATCATTCCTGCTACTTATGGTGGAAGTCTTGCAAGTATTTATACAATACCTGCTAACAAGAGAGGATATATTATGTCTGCATCTATTGGTATGTCTAAACAAAAAGAAGTTGAGTCAAAACTTATGATTAAACAAATAAGCAATGGCAATGTATGGAATACTATCGGATATCAAACAACATTTGGTGCACCTATTTATAGATTGTTTGAAATTCCTTTAATGGTAGAAGAAAAAACAGATATTGAAATTAGAGCAAAAGCAGACGCAACAACTTCTATATCTGCTTCATTTAGCATTTATCTTGAAGATTACGACTAAAGTTTCCCCTTTAACCTTTATTAATTGGACGCCTCAAGAACGTCAAATAAAACAAAAATGCCATTGTGGTAAATTTGCTTGTATTGGATATCCTGCTCAGTATGGTAATTTAGAATTATTATGCTTTAAGCATTATGAAGAAAGGAAATCACAATGCCATACGGAAAAGGAACATACGGAAGTAAAGTCGGCAGACCAAAAAAATCAGCTAAGTCTAATATGAAAAGAAAGAAGAAAAAGAAGTAATGCCACTAATCAAAGGATATTCGGCTAGGTCAATTAGTAAGAACATTCGTACTGAATTAAAGGCAGGTAAACCAAGAAAACAAGCTGTCGCTATTGCTCTAGCCACTGCAAGAAAAACAAAAAAGAAAAGAAAAAAGAAATGAATGAATATGAAGAATATTTAGAACAAGCAAAGTTAGTTCATCAAAAAGATAATTATTGGGAAGGCAACACCCTGTTAAGATACATTAATGAAATTAACGAACTGATTAAAAATCATAATTACGAAACTATTTTAGACTATGGTTGTGGACAGGCAAAACATCAACCACAAGAATGGAATGTTACTAATTATGACCCTGCTGTTTTAAGATATTCTGCTAAACCTACTGGTTCATTTGATTTAGTTATTTGCATTGATGTTTTAGAACACATACCTCAGATTGGTTTAAAAGATGTGATAGATGATATTTTTAACTTCAAAGCAAAACATCATTTTATTTCAGTCCATACTGGAAAAGCTATCAAACTATTACCGAATGGTAAAAATGCTCACGCTACTGTTAAACCTAAAGAATGGTGGCAGAATATTTTTTCTGATTATGAAAACTATACTTTACGTTTTACAAAGTGAGAACACTACAAGACATTCAAGAATTTATCGGTGACAAACCAATCGT